CTCAGAAATGGCTAGCCAGTTCTGTGACAGTATCGCCCGACGCTGTGGGGAGGTGATTCGCATCACACTCCACCGGTCGAACGACCACACCACAAGCCCACCTCACGGTGGGCCTCGTCTCGAGGGTAACCTCGAGACTTTTCCTCCCGCTAAGCGGGATAAGCACGCAAAGCGTGTTATGCAGGCGTTCTACGCCGCTTACATTGCAATGGGTTACCATTGCCATCTAAGGGATCGCTCCCTTACTCGCTTCTTTGAGAAGCTTTACATTCGTGCTTGGCACGAAGGTCTTGATCGGGTTTGTCCCGACATTAAAAAGCAGGTTACCCTGCTAAGATCTGCATTAATTGCAGAAACGGGGGTTTCCCCCGATGTCCTCGGCAAGCTCTTGCCGAGATCCTGGGCGAATCTCGCCCATCCGCGTAAGCTTTTCCAGCTTACTTGCCTCGGACGGGCTCTGCCCCGTCCGACTCAGAAGGTTATTGAATCTTCTAAACGTGAAGCTCTTGACGGCTTCACTTCTCCTGCCAGTGTTACCACTGACATTAATGTTCTCCATGAGCTCGTGCCCATGGCCCTTAATCTTCGCAGGTACTCTGCGAAGGCTGATACCACGATTTTCCGTGGGTCTTCGTCGACTGAGCAGTCGACCCTCGGTCCCGTTTTCGGGACCTCTGCAACTCTCTTTAATTCGCGCAAAGAGGGTGGAAGGGCAGGCATCATACATGATGCTTGCAGGTCTCGCCCACGTCAAGTGGGCGCTATTGTTGCCTTAAAACGTCAGGCAGCTATTCGGAAGACAGCGGCTCCGCTGCGCTTCGATATTCGCTCTTTGAAGAGCGAACCTCTTATCGGCGAGGATTCTCGCCGAGTACTAAACGATGTTCGCCATCGTTTCCCTAACAACCTCGGGGAGTCCGAGATTGCTGTTGTCCCTGAATTAGGTTTCAAGGCTCGAGTGGTGACTAAGAGTCACCCCATTACTGTTGTCGCAGGACACCAGTTACGCAGGCGTCTTTATCCGACGCTCTACCAATCCCGGGTTTTCTCCCGGGCTCTGGGCGATAAGCCCAAGGCTCTCCGTTTTGCACGGAGAAGTGGCGCTGTTTTCTTCAGCGCAGATCTCAGTCGGGCAACCGACGGATTATCCCACCATACGGTGGGTGTATTCTGCAGGAATGCAGAAATTGACCCTGATATCATTTTCAGGAATATGTCCGTTGACGGACATGCCCTCAAACGGGGCATCTTCATGGGTTTACCCATGTCTTGGACAATTTTGTCCTATATACACCGGGCCGTTTGCGACTCGGTAGATCCTATTCAGAATTATTATCTGAAAGGTGATGACCTCGTAGCTCATTGGACTGCGAGGCAGATCTCCCTTTATCGGGAGCGTGTGGCATCCGTTGGGATGCCGTTGAACGAATCTAAAACGTTCGTCGGACCGCGAAAAGCGGTCTTCTGCGAGGGCTATTACGAGTCCTCTAAGGCTTCTTTTAACAAGAAGCGAATGCGGACAGAGATCTGGCTCGTCCGCCAACCCTCAATTTCGTTGAGGAGATTCTTCCCTGATTCGGAAGCTGCCGCCCTCAGATTGTCTGAGGGCCTTGATGAGGTTGATTACAACCTCCGTTCCCAGTATAACCGTCTGGTATACTGTTTCTATCCTAACTACATTAGGATTTCTAGAAAGATTCGCTTGAATCCTTTCCTACCGCCCCAGCTCGGTGGCTCGGGCCTGCTCATACCTGACTTAAACAGCCAGGTACACTCCGTATTCGATCGAATGCGGCTTAACTCCATTTTTGGAGGTGTGAAGAGGTTTAACGCCTCTATTCCGGTTGGGGGATCTTCCTCCAACATGAAACAGGTTAACATCCTGTTGTCTCGCGTCCGGATGGTACCTCGCGGTTCCGGACTTACCTGCAGCCACTTCGATAAGTGGTTGGAATTTGCGACTTCTGCAGCCGCATTTAGGGATGCCAAGATAGGCATCTTTCCGAAGGATCCTTCGGATCATACCTTCTTTGCCGAAGCAAAGAGGATTTCTCGCGACCGTCGTCGCGGTGTCGATTTCCCAATCGACTATCGGACAGTTAGATCTGTCTGTCGCTCCTTGGAGCCTTTACTCTCAACGGTTCCGTTGAGACATACCTGCGAGTGATCGCAGCACGTGGTTGGTCACCACATGTTCGTCCGGCGGTTTGGGCCGGTGTCTGGAAGGGCATCGACTCCTAGTTAATTAACTGCCATTACAACAGTTTTTCCTCCCTTGGGAGGGGTATTCGTGTCGC